CGATTATAATAACGGAGTTGCTATCGTGTCTATGGGTAATGGAACTAACTCTTCTAACTCTGTAGTCAACCTATCAATTTCAAATAACTTGCAGTCATGGTCACACCACTATGGAATGAACGGAAGAGTCTACAATAAGACTGATTCTGGATTCTTGTGGAACTCTGTTGAATCAGTATCTAGCACAACCGATCAGTTCCCACAGATGGGACGCTCAGAAGGTGCAAACTTTGGAACAATTCCTGGCGAAAGACAGCATGCGTTTAACAATGCACAGGTACCAGTTGTTCAGGTCTTTGGAGATATCCCAATGGCATTCATCGGTATGACTGCACGACGTGGAGATAACTCACAGGGTACAGATGGTAACGGATACGGTGGAGGATCACACGGATACATTCAGTGGAGAAACGGTATGAACTTGCCAACAGCAAGAGGATACTTTACTCGTCAAACAATTAGAGCATATCCAATCTCTAAGTTTGTACAAGCTGGAAACGTGTTCCTAGCAATCGGATACTGCGACCAAGATCAGGGAACTCAACCAAGAACCAGCAACGCTGGCTACTTCGGAATCTATGAAGTTCCCGCAGTAGACTTAACAAAGATCTAAAGGAGACAAAAATGACAGACGAAATTATCGTAGACGAAGACTACCTTCCTGGTGGTATGACAACAGAGCAGCTAGCTCATGGTCCAGTAATTGAACTATTGGAACCAGAAGAAAAAGAATATTCTTTCTCAGAATATACTAGCGCTATCTCTGAAGACCTCGTTGTAACAGTATATGCCGATGGCATTGTTGTTGACAAGTCAGGTCCGTTTGATACACAAGAGAATGCTGAAGGATTTGCTACATCAATTGTAGATGCTCTAACAGCAGGCGATATCAAACCAAATCACGCCTTCATGCAAGGCTAATAATTAAAATATAAACAGGCCCTGGAGAAATCTGGGGCCTGTTTATTAATGATAAGGCTGGTATAATATTCATATATGGCTACTAATTTTCCAACATCATTAGATTCATTAACTAATCCAAATTCAACGGATCAGTTAAATAGCCCATCACATGCTCAACAGCATGCAAACGTTAATGATGCCATTGAAGCCCTCGAAGCTAAAGTTGGAATATCTGGTTCAAGCGTAACCACATCTCATGACTATAAAATTGCACAATTAGAGGCGGCAATTACTGCTGGAGTTTCTGGCACTAAATTAATTTATCAAGACGTAAGAAATCAAAGCGGAGTATCCTTAGCAAAAGGAACACCAGTAAGAGTAACTGGATCAGATGGGGCATCAGGAAAGCTTTTAGTAGGTGCCGCATCAAATGCTAATGAAGCAGGATCATCAAAGACTTTTGGACTAGTAAGTTCAACAATTAATAATAACTCAAATGGCCAGGTTGTAACTAATGGTCTTTTGGAAGGCGTAGATACAACTGGGGCGGTAGACGGAGACCCAGTATGGCTTGGAGTAGACGGAGCTAAGATATTTGGATTAGCAAATAAGCCAGTTGCACCAGCACACCTAGTATATCTTGGAGTTGTAGTAAGAGGCGGACAACAGAATACAGGCTCAATATTTGTATCAATTCAAAACGGGTTCGAGGTAGAAGAACTACATAATGTACTTATATCAAGCCTAGCAGATAAGAATGCTTTAGTATATGATTCAACCACACAGCTTTGGAAAAACTACGATTTATCACAGGACTTTGTGTCATCATCAGATGTTCAGAATAGCCTTGGAGACTATGTACCACTAAATACATTAGGACAGCCATCAGGCCCCGCTGAATTAGATCCAAATGGCAATTTGCTAGTTCCAGAAAATAGCATCATATTTGAAGGGGCTACAGCAGATGCTAACGAATTAACTTTGCTGGCTCCAGATGTAACATCAGATATTACTGTAACTCTTCCAAATGCCAGCGGAACATTGGCAATTACATCAGATATTCCATCGCTGACTGGATATGCAACAGAGAATTATGTATCAACAGCTATATCTAATCTAGTTGATACAGCTCCAACAACATTAGATACTTTAAATGAATTAGCGGCGGCTCTGGGAGATGACCCAAATTATGCAACAACTATAACAACAGCATTAGGAAATAAGGTTTCAAAAGCAGGCGGAGATACAATTACTGCATCTTCTGCATCAGTAAAGCCATTAGTCCTTAAGGGTACAACCTCGCAAACTGCTAATCTTTTTGAAATTCAAAATTCTCTTACATCTAATTTGTTTTCTGTTTCATCATCTGGAAGAATTATATCTGCAGGAAATATTGAGTCTACTCAATCAATAAAATTAGGAGATACAGGCGGAACTTTCCCAGCTAAATTAAATATTATAATAGGATCAGCATCTATTATTGGAGCAACAATTAAAGCTGCAGCCTCTCAAACTGCAAATTTACTAGAGTTTCAAAATTCAAGCGGAACTCCTATAACCTTTTTTAATTCATCTGGAGGATTAACAGCAACAGAAGGTGTAATTTCTACAGCTTATTCAGGTGGAAAGATGACAACAGGAACTTTAGGATATTTGAATGCCACAACATTTAACGCAGCCGTAAGCCCTGTAGTAGTTCGTGGAACTACTTCTCAGTCTGCCGATTTAACTCAATGGCAAAACTCAGCTGGAACTGTACTGGCTAAAATTTACAATAGTGGAGCAGCGCAATTCCAAACCACTCAATCGACTAAGCTTGATGTTGGCGATTACGCAAACTCGCTTGCTGGAAACTATATAAATGTAAAGGGTGCGTCAGCATCTACAATCGGCATTATTGTTCAAGGCGCATCATCCCAAACTGCAAATCTGCAAGAGTGGCAGAATAGTGCTGGTACTGTGTTGGCTAAAGTTGATTCAACTGGAGCTATGTTTACAGTTACTCCAGCAGTAGGAACAGATACTACACAAGTAGCAACTACAGCATTTGTTATTGATCAAATTGATGCATCTACACAACCAGGTGCTCTCTATCAGACAACGGCTCCAACATCTCCAGAAATTGGTCAGATCTGGATTGACTCAGATGAAAACGTAACCACATTCGATTCTAATATTATTCGTAGAAAGACTGTCACAGCAACTGCTGGACAAACAGTATTTACAACAGATGTTCCATTTGTTGATGGATTTGAGCAGGTCTTTATGAACGGCCTCCTTCTTGTAAAAACTACAGACTACGCTACATCAAATAGCAATACAGTAACTCTTACATCTGGGGCGGCAGTATCAGATATTATTGAAATAGTAACAGTAACTGGAGCTAATTCAGTATCTACATATACTCAGGCAGAGACAGACGCTCTCTTGGCTGCAAATACTTCAGTTGCCCCATTGTCTATTTCAGCAAATACTACATTGGTGGCTAAGAAGAGATATTTTGTTACATCGGCTTCAGCCCTTACTTTAACCTTACCAGCAACACCAGCATTAAATGATGAAATTCAAATACTAGATGCATCTGGAAACGCTTCGACGTATAATATAACAGTGGCCCGAAATGGCAATAAGATCAACGGCGGAACTGGAAACTTAATTATAGACAATAATGGTGGCTGGTATACACTACTTTATACTGGTAGCACCTACGGATGGAAGGTTGGATAATGAGCGATATTAGAACATCTGCGCTAGGAGGAATTCCTTTTGGTAATTCAGCTAATCGTCCTACTGGTTCTGTTGGTCAGCCTTATTTTAACGGCGAAGAAAAAAGATTAGAACTTTACACAGCAACTGGTTGGCAGAATATTGTCTCTGAAACTCCAGGTGTTGTATCTGTATCTGGAACCTATAATGAATCAGCAGCTTCTGCAACATTAGAGATTACAGGAACTAACTTTAGCACTGGGGCAGTTGCTTCAGCAACTGGAACAAATGGAATAGAAATTAATGCTAGCTCTACAACAGTAAACTCAATTGTATCTGTTACAGCTGTATTTTCAGGACTACAAGCGATATACGAGCCTTATGATATCAAGGTAACAAACACATCAAATCTCTTTGGCCTATTGCCAGATGCCCTTTATCTTAATGCTAGTCCAGTATGGACAACAGCAAGTGGCTCACTTGGTTCATTTACAGAACAAGTATCTGTATCAATATCTGCAACAGCAACAGATCAAGAGAATACAGCAATAACATACTCTCTAGCAAGCGGCTCATCTTTGCCTTCTGGAGTAACCTTAAACTCATCAACTGGTTTAATTTCTGGAACACTGCCAGCAATTTCTGCTAACACAACTTATACATTTACAATAAATGCTTCAGACGGAGTTAACGTTACACCTAGAACATTCTCAATATCATCAGTAGATATCCCAGCGGCAACATCGTTTGATGCTTTAATTATCGCTGGCGGAGGCGGCGGCGGAGGAGGATATTATGGTGGCGGCGGCGGAGCTGGAGGAGTAAGACAGCTTTCTAGTATTTCATTAACTTCGAACACATGCACTGTCACAGTTGGAAATGGTGGTTCAGGTGGAGCCTGGGGAACCAGAGGATTGCAGGGACAGAGTTCTTTAATAGCAATTACATCAGGAACAACTTATTCAGCAACAGGCGGTGGCGGAGGAGCAGGAACACAGGGTAACGGTGGTGGAGGACAAGCAGCAACTTCTGGAGGTTCAGGCGGCGGAGGAAGCCTTTATACAGATTACATGAATGGAGCAGCTGGTAATGCTGGAGGATATTCTCCAGTAGAAGGTTATGCTGGAGGAACTGGATCTGGATATCAGTCTAATACAAACAGTAACGGAGGTGGCGCAGGTGGTGGTGGCGCAGGCGGAGCAGGAGAGTCCGTTGTTGGATCAGCAAATAGAGCTGGTTATGGAGGAATGGGAATAACTTCTACTATTACTGGAACATCTCTTAAGTATGCAGGCGGAGGCGGTGGGGGAATCTGGACTGGAAATAGAGAGTCTGGTTTGTATGCAGAATATGGCGGAGGTCGTGGAGCAGAAAATACCAACGGAGCAGGTTTTGCCGCAACCGCTAATACAGGCGGAGGCGGTGGAGCAGCATCTGGAGAGCAGGCAGGCGGAGCAGGTGGATCAGGTGTTGTAATTATTGCTTACCCAAATACCTACCAGCCTCTTGTAGTTGGATCTGGTTTAACATATGATCAACCAACTCGCTCAGGATATAGAGTTTATAGATTTACAGCAGGAACAGGAACGGTAACATTTTAATGGCTAAAGTAATTAGAGTATGGAGCGGAACCGAATGGGTTGAAGTTGGAGTTCAAGCAGCCCTACCATCAGACTATGTAGATACCGCTTCTCTAAATTCAACATTAGCATCATATAAGCAAGAAGTAAATCTTGCAATTTCTGCAAATACAACATTGGTTGCGGGACGCAGATATTTTGTTGATACAGCAGCAGCACGGACACTAACACTTCCAGCATCTCCAACACTAGGACAAGAAATTGTCGTATTTGATGCAACAGGAACGGCGGGAACAAATAACATCACTCTTGCAAGAAACGGCAATAAGATTAACGGATTAACAGAAGATGCTATAATAGATGTTGATAAAGCAGCAGCAGTATTGGTATATACTGGATCAACTATTGGATGGAGACTAGGATGACAATTAAATTCTCAGATATTACTGGTGGAGGGATTCCTTATGGTAATAATGCTGGCCGTCCTGCAAATCCAGGAGTTGGAAAACTTTATTCAAATGGTGAGGCACAGAGATTAGAGCTTTATACGGCTACAGGCTGGCAAAATATTGTTTCAGAAACCCCAGGCGTTGTTTCAATATCTGCAACATATGGAGCACCAGGAACTGCAACACTTCAAATAGTAGGAACTAATTTTACAACAGGGGCTATTGCTTCAGTAACTGGAACAGACGGAGTTGAGATTAATGCAACTTCTACTACAGTAAACTCTATTGTTTCAATAACAGCTACATTTACTGGACTTTCATATTTAAATGATCCTTATGACGTTAAGGTTACAAATACCTCAAATCTCTTTGGTCTTTTGCAAAATGCTTTAAACGTAAATCAAAACTTAGTCTGGCAGACACCAGCAGGATCTCTCGGCACATTCGCAGAGCAGTCTTCGATTACATTATCTGCAATATCTGCAACTGACCCAGAATCCGCAACAGTAACATATACTCTCGCAAGCGGGTCTTCGCTGCCTTCTGGAGTTACATTAAATTCATCAACAGGAGTAATCTCAGGAAGTCTTCCAAACATTACAACAGACACTACATACACATTTACAGTTAATGCTTCAGATGGAGTTAATACTGTTCCAAGATCATTTAGTATATCGTCTACAGCATACGCCTCATCTACCCAGGTTGAATACCTTGTCGTTGCAGGTGGCGGTGGCGGAGGAAGCCAAGACTTGCAAGCTGGTGGCGGCGGAGCAGGTGGATACAGATCTTCAGTTACTGGTGAAAATTCTGGTGGTGGAGCTTCATCAGAAAACAAAATAACTTTTACTCCAGGAGACACAGCTATAGTAACTGTAGGCGCTGGCGGATCTGTTGCTAATAATGGAAGCAATTCTGTCTTTTCTACAGTAACAAGCATTGGTGGTGGAAAAGGTGGAGATGAAGGATCTACTGCAACTTCTGGTGGTTCTGGTGGCGGAGGAAGCTGGGGTGGAGGAGGAACTAATAATCCAGGAGGCGCTGGAACTTCTAACCAAGGATTTGCTGGAGGAAGTATGACTGGAGGAAACTTTGAGCCAGCATCACCATATTCTTGCGGCGGTGGCGGCGGAGCAGGTGGCGTAGGAGCAAGCGTTAATAAAAATGCAGCAACACCAGGTTCTGGAGGAGTTGGAGTACAGTCTTCAATTACAGGAACAGCAACATACTACGCAGGCGGTGGCGGTGGAGGAAGTCGTGGTGGAGGAAATGGAGCAGGTGGCCTAGGCGGTGGAGGAACAGGAAGAGTTTCCGCAGGAACATCTAATACTGGCGGTGGCGGTGGAGCAGGATATGCTGGCGGGTCAGGTGTTGTCATAATTGCATACCCAACATCATTTGCACCACTTTCAAATATTCCTGGAACATTAACATACGACCAGCCAACTCGTTCTGGATATAGAGTATACAGATTCACTTCAGGATCTGGCACAATTACATTTTAATAGTATAATAAAATTATGAGCTACCAACTAAAAGTAATCAAAGATTACCCACTAGGCTTTTGGCCACTGGATGAATCTTCTGGCACAACCGCATCAGATAAATCTGGTTGTGGTAATAATGCTACATATGTTGGTTCTCCAGTATCAAATATCTTACCTTTAGTATCTGGCGGAATCTCTGGAACAAGTATTACAAATACTGCATATATAACTGTTCCAGTAACAAAAGACTATTATGCAAAAACTGTGGCGGCGGCATTTGGAACATCATACACATCAGATAATGACTTTACTATGGAAGTATGGTTTAGCCCATCAATTGAATCTACTTCAGTAACAAAAATATTCGGAGACTCAGCAAACAATATCGGAATCTTCTGGGAGAATGGAGATATTATCTTTAAGGTATCTTCTACAGATGAAATCAGATACCGTGTCTCATATTCTAAGAAAGCCCATCACGTTGTAGGAACATATAACCTTACATCTATGACCTTGTACGTAGATGGCAAAGTGGTAGCTACACAGGATATATCAGGATTTAAATTTACAAATACTTCCCTATCTCTTCAGATTGGCCCAACATCAGTTGCTGGAGATTCTTTTATAGTAGATGCTCCAGCTGTATACAGATATGCAATAGGAGAGCCATCAGTCAAAAGACATTATGTGGCAGGGGTAGTTTCATATCCAGCAATTCAGGTAGTTTATCCAGACGAGGGAACATTGTTCTCTTTGACAGACGCAAATAAGAAAGCTTCATTAAACTACTCATATCCAGAAAGTCGGAAATGGGTAGACCTACTTGATGACTACACATATTATGATATCCAAGATGCATATATTAGTTTTATCGAAACTGATACTGTAGAGGCTAGAACATTTGTATATAACGATTTTATTATTGTTCCAACAGAACTAGATTATTCAACATCTAAAATTGAGTGGCGGGATGATCTGGGAGTAACAGTTGAGACAAGCGTAGATAATACTACATTTGTTCAATGCGAAAATGGCCATGCAATCCCTCAATATAAAAAGGGATCATTTAGCACAAGTGGCAAGCTATATATTAGAATTACCATGACAACAACAGATGCAAGCAAATATTATCCAAAGCTATCATTCTTTAGAATTTCCATGTATCGAGACAAGAACCTATTTGCAGACAACTCAGGAGATAAAATTACATCTACCTCAGATTATGCCCTTGGGTCATTAAATTATCCTATCTTATCTAGAAATTATAATAACGGGTTGAGAGTAACAAATCAGGCAGGATTTGATTTAGATACAGGCAAGTCTGTGAAGTCTGTTGAGATGTTCTTCACGCCGCTCACGTTGGCTTCTAACACCCTTTTCTACGCTACCGACCCTTCTACTACCAGATTGGCCTGGAACGGCTCTGGAGCGGTTTCTAAAGCTAATATAGCTAAAATATATGTGAACAATGTAGATGTAACTAATCTAACAAATATCAGCTCATATCTCAATGCTGAAGAGCCTCACCACATGGTAATTGTATTTACAAATCCAGTGACAGGCACATTTAAATTCAATTACGAAACAACTGGTGGCCCAGCCAACCTTTATAAGAATGTAGCGCTATACGAAAAGGAATTAACTGCACCGCTAGTTGAGACCCACTTTGAGCTATATACAGGAAGACCAGTTTCTTCAGTCCTTGAATCGTCAGTCACTCTGACAGAATCAGACGTTATTGCATATAATAATGACTGGATCGTCCTACAAAGCGTATAATTTTGTCATCTTCTGTGACAAAAAGCTGGACTTAGATTATAAATAATGGTAAAATAAAATACTATGGATATCAAAAGCATTAAGCAGCAAATCGTAGAAGAATCCCCTCTAGGGATATATGTTTGGGAAATGCCAGACGGACGATGGATTGGAGACGACGATGGGAACTTTCTTTCAGTCACGTCCAAAAAAGGCAACCGATCAAGAATGGATGCTCTTGCTAGAGAAGTTCGCTCATATGGTATTTATGAGGGGCAACCTAAATTTCTTAGTGCACGTAGAAAAATCAACGACGAAGAATTCGAAGAGCAGCACCAAAGACTCAAGTGGGGGCTAGTTCCAGATCCGCTTGATATTGGTAACTATAAGGATGAGCTTAAAAATATAAGGGCAGAGGGACAATAATGATTAGATACGAAGAAGAGAATGAATCTAACGATGTTAGCATTTCAAATGTTGCAGACTGGATGAAGTTTAATACTCCAGTAGAATCTGCCACACAGGACCCATTTAAAGTTGAAGGCGAAGAGCTTACTAAAGTATCTGGACTCGGCCCATCATTTAGACGTAAGATGAACCGTGATCTTCAAAAGAGATTCCAGGGAATTGAAGGAACAGAAACACAGCAGAACTTGCTTGCACAAGCAATTACTGGCTATGCTATGTTTGATCTTATTGAGCCACCTTACAATCTAGATTACCTTTCAACCATTTATGAAATTTCACCATACAACTACGCAGCAATTAATGCTAAGGTCTCCAATATCGTTGGACTAGGTCACGATTTTGTTGAGACAAGAAAAACACAAGAAGCATTCGATAGCATCTCAGACGAGAAGTCTTTGGAACGTGCACGTCGAAAGCTAAATAGACTTCGCCAAGATCTTTATGATTGGCTAGAAGAATGTAACGAAGAAGAAACATTCACAGAAACTTTGATTAAAGCCTACACAGATGTTGAGGCAACAGGAAATGGATACCTAGAAATAGGTAGAACAACTTCTGGCAAGATTGGATATATTGGACATATCCCAGCAAAGACAATGCGTGTGCGTCGTCTTCGTGACGGATTTATTCAATTGCTTTATGGCAAGGCTGTATTCTTCCGCAACTTTGGAGACCAGGAAACAGAGAATCCAATTGCAGGTGGACTAGAGCGTCCAAATGAAATTATTCATTTAAAGAAGTACACACCAACAAATAACTATTACGGAATTCCAGATATTGTAGCTTCTTCAAATGCTATGGCTGGAAACGAATTTGCTGGTAAGTATAACCTAGACTACTTTGAAAATAAGGCTGTCCCACGTTATATTATTACAGTAAAGGGTGCTAAGCTTTCACCTGAATCAGAGCGCAAGCTTCTAGAATTTTTCCAGGTTGGCCTAAGAGGAAAGAACCACAGATCCCTCTATATTCCACTTCCAGCAGATTCACCAGATGCTAAGGTTGAATTTAAGATGGAGCCAATTGAGGCGGGAACACAGGAGTCATCATTTAACGTATACCGTAAATCAAATAGAGATGAAATCCTCTTGTCTCACCGTGTCCCAATTAATAAAATTGGAACTCCAGAAGGAGTCAATTTGGCAGTCGCAAGAGATGCCGATAAGACATTTAGAGAGCAAGTATGTCGTCCAGCTCAAATGAATTTAGAGAAGAAATTAAATAAAATCGTTGAGGAAATGACAGATGCCCTATTGCTCAAGTTTAACGAATTGACACTTACAGACGAAGATACACAGTCTAAGATCGATGAGCGTTATTTGAGAATGCAGGTAATTACCCCTAATGAGGTTAGAATTAGAATGGGACTCGTTCCAATCGATGGCGGGGATAAAGTAGTGCAATTAAAGCCACAGCAACAGGCAGAGGTAAGAGCACAGGCGGGACAAACCAGAACTAGAGATTCTGAGAGGTCTGCAAATTCACCTGATATTTCTGGAGAGGGTAGAAATGCACAAGGCGATGGAAGGCAAGTCGACTAACCCTACTCAACCATTATTTGCCTTTTTATCTATAGATAAATATAATTGAGCATATGAATATTGAGAAATCTCTTTGGTCCTCACATGGCGACGACATTACGCTGTCGATCCCATTCACCAAAGTCAACCGTGAAAAAAGAACAGTATCAGGTTTTGCAACACTAGACAACCTTGATCAGACTGGTGACGTTGTCACAGCTGAAGCAAGCTTGAAGGCATTTGAAAACTTCCGTGGAAATCTTCGTGAGATGCATCAGCCAGTTGCAGTTGGTAAAGTTGTTTCATTCAAACCAGAAACATACTACGACCCAAAGACAAAAGAATTTTTTAATGGCGTTTATGTAGATGCATACATCTCAAAGGGCGCACAAGATACTTGGGAGAAAGTTCTTGACGGAACACTCGCAGGTTTCTCAATCGGCGGAAAGATTATTGAATCAGATAATGAAGTTAACAAGGCAACAGGTAAGACTGTAAGATTCATTAAGGACTATGCATTGATGGAACTATCAATCGTAGACTCACCAGCAAATGAGCTTTGTAACATTTTGTCTATTTCTAAGAGCAATGGCCAGCTAGTATTTAAAGGAATGGCAGCAGAGATTGCAACAGAAAATATTTTTTATTGTCAGGAAAGCGATTCAGTATTCATATCAACTGAAGCATCATACGATTCACCAGTTACAGGAAAGCCTGCAACACTCATTGGTTGGGTCGAAAGCAACGATGTTAACAAGTCAAAAGAAATAGATAAGATTCTTGATTTACATAAAAAATCAAGATTGTCCATGCCTGAAACACAAATTGCAAAACAGGCAGACATAGAAGGAGGTAAAGAAGTGTCAGAAAATACAGAAAACGTAGTTGCAGAAGATGCAGTAGCACCAGAAGCAGCCGTAGAAGACACAGCAGTTGTTGCTGAAGAAGCACCAGCTGTTGAAGAAGCTCCTGCAGATGCAGTAGCAGACGCTTCTGCCGAAGTTCTAGAAAAAGCAGCCGACGTATCAGAAGTTATGGTTGATGAACCTGATTTTGCAAAGATGCTAGTCGATCTTAAGGGCTTTTTCTCAGACACACTAAATAAGGCTTCAGAAGCAAATGCCGCACAGGTTTCAGGTATCAAAGATACTGTCGAAACTTTCAGCAAGAGCGTAGATGTTCGAATTTCAGAACTGGCAGAACAACATGCAGCACTTTCAAGTGCTGTACAAGACATCAAGAACACGATTGATGGCGTAGAAAAGCGTGTCGACGCAGTAGAATCAGAGACTGCAATTAAGAAGTCCTCAGACCTTGGCGGGTCTCAGGAAGTAACAATCAAGAAATCAAAGTGGAACGGTTCTTTCCTCGGTTCCGTGAACGAAATTTTTAACTAATCAAAGGTAGGTGAAATATAAATGAGCAATGAAACATTAGAAAAAGCAATTGCAGCAGGTACAACTGCTACAGGTACATTTGCTTCCGCAACTGGCGGAACAGGCGTACACCGTGCTTCCGAAAACGGAAACGGCGGTTTGCTTAACCCAGAACAATCAGCTCGCTTTCTAGACTACATGTTCGACGCAACCGTAATTGGTAAGGTCGCCCGTACAGTCCGCATGAGAGCAGATACCACAGAGATTGATCGTATGTCAGTTGGCGAGAAGCTTATGAAGCTTGCAACTGAAGGAGATAACGATGCGTCAAACGCAGCAGTTACTTTCTCAAAGATCTCTCTTACAACAAAGAAACTCCGTCTTGACTGGGAGCTTTCAACAGAGTCTCTAGAAGACAACATCGAAGGTGCAGATCTCGAAGATCATATTGCACGTTTGATGGCAACACAGGCAGGTAACGATATTGAAGATGTAGTCCTTAACGGAAATACAGCTGCAACATCAGACAACCTCTACAAGGCATTTGACGGTGTCGTAAAGAAGGCTAAGACTTCAGGTCGTGTAGTTGATGCAGCGGGAGCTAATATCTCTCGTGCAGTATTCAACTCAGCACTTAAGGCTATGCCACGTAAGTACAAGCAGCGTCGTTCTGACCTTAGATTCCTTTCAGGTTCAAACTTGATTCAGGATTATCTCTACACAGCATCACTACTCGGTGCAGATGGATCAGCTAACCCACAGGATATCGCATCAAGCGTAATCCGTGGACAAGGCGTACAGCCACTTGGTGGTCCAGCAGGATACGTAGCACCATTCGCATTTGGTATTCCAGTTGTCGAAGTTCCGCTACTTCCAGAAGCACAGACTGGTGACTACTCAGGAGCAACAGGTTCACACGGAGACGTACACTTGACATTCCCAAATAACGTAGTTATTGGTATCAAGCGTGACGTAACTGTCTACCGCTTCTTCTGGCCACGTAAGGACTCAATCGAGTACACAATGTTTACTCGTGTTGGCGTCCAGATCGAACAGGCTGACGCTTGGGTCGTTGTGAAGAACGTTAAGGTCGCTTCCTAATTATTAGGATTTAGATCCCATTGAAAGCCCCCTAAATTAATTTTTAGGGGGCTTTTCATTTTAATTTAGTAATGCTATAATTGCATTGAGTAGAATGAGGAGATTTATATGTCATTTGAGACATTAAAGATATCTGAACTAAAAAAGATTGCCGAAGATTTCGCAGTCGAAACACAAGGCTTAAAGAACAAAGCCGACATTATTGCAGCTCTTTCAGAAGAGGGCGTAACTTGGTCTGTATACAACAAGACCATTAAGCAGATTGAAGAGGACGCAGAAGATATGTCAACAGAAGTATTGCCTAAATTTGATCCAAAGGCAGAGCAGCCAGAAAACACAGTATTGGTAAGAATGACAAGAGATAACTTCCGATACGATATTGCTGGTCACACTTTTACAAAAGAACACCCATTTATCGCAATGCACAAGGATCAGGCACAAGAAATTTTTGACAGGGAGGAAGGTTTCAGATTAGCAACTCCAAAGGAAGTCCAGGAGTACTACAACTAATCTAAGCCTATAAGATGGCAGAGGTATTAATAAATAGTCAGTCACCAGTAGTTCATCAAGTATTTTGGAACGGTGATATTGCAGTAGCAGATAATCTTCCAACAGTTAAGTTATATGACGTGACTATGGATCCAGCAATTAGTCCTGCCATCAACCCAACACATCTTATTGCAGTATTAACATCTGCAGTAGATGAAACAAATCCAGGAACTTATGTTCTTAATATACCTTATCAGTATACTAATAGAA